CACTCGCGTACACCACGCGAACAGTATCCAGCCTTACGTATGTGGCTCATATGGACTAACACACCGGAAGTTACTTCTGTCATTTACTAGGAGCCTTGATCTTCTTGGTGCGGAAGTTTCCATGCCAGATGGTTTGATACCCCTTAGTCCATCCATCGCCGAAAAGCCAGGCCTGCGGTGTGCCTTCTTCCTCTTGAGGGAATTCGATCTCGCTTTCTGCTTTCGGCTTAACCACTGGTTGCTTGATAAGGAGTGCTGAAATGGCGTAACTCGCCACCATGAGGACCAAGGCCCACGCGAATAAAGGCACGACGTCTGCTCCTATATTATGGGCTTACTATCGAACGGGTTTTCTCCGCTCATTTGCTTACAACCGCCGTAGTTTTCACGATTATTGAACTTCCCTCGACAACTTTCCATTGTGAGATCACACCCAGGATAAGCACGTATTGATAAGCCTATGGCAAGCCGATACGTTGTTCCTAGGAGGATCAATTGTGTCGATGAAAAAGAACCGGCAATGCCTCGACGGTCAAGCGTGGCTGGTCCGTTTGCCTCCCACTCGATATACCCGCCTGTAAACCACCCGTCCGGATGATCGCCATCGTTGTCGATCGTGATTGAGTTTCCGTCCATGGATACGATCGTGGTATCATGCACGAAAGCATTCGGATCAACTCGGCACTCCTGGTCGTAAAGGATGTGCGGACACCCCCGCGTCCATCCTAGTCGAAGGCCCTGGCGCGTGAAGCTCGAAAGCAGCGTGTTGCATATCAAGGCTACAGCCGCGTTGCCTTCAGCCCGCTTTACGTTTGATAGGTAGCCTTTCCAATACACAAAAGCCTGGCCATCAGGGTCCGTAGCATGCCGGCGACGAACGGTTATTCGGATTGTATTGCTAGGTGGCGTGGAATTGTAGAGGACGGCGAGTGGAATATTACTCGGCATAGTGATCTCGATATCTTCGTTCGAGTTACCGCCTTGTTTCATACCGTTGTCCGAACAAGCTACGGGTAGATAGTCAGGGCCACCGATGTTTATCACGCGATCAGATGATGTGTATCGCCACACCGTTCCACCCCATACGATTTCATACAGCGATATTAGCTCACCGTCTTGAGTGCTAGTCTCATAAGATTGAAACGTCATTGCCTGAATACGCCTATACTAAGGGCCGCAAGGTTCGTCGCTTTTGATCGCTACAGGGCGGGGGTCGATGAAGGGTCCTGCATTTGTACGATCGTTAGCAAAGCTCTTGCACGCTACGCCGGCCTCACAGACACCGTTTGAATCGGTGTGATGCTGGATTTCGATAACATCGTTTTCCAAGCGCATGATGGATAAGAACGACCCTGATTGGCCGGCCGCTAAAGAGAAGTCCACGACGCCGCTCAAATTCAAGCGTTCTTCGTCTTCGCTCAATCCGGCGCTGGTCCCAATAATCGATAAAACGCGTGAAGCATCATAGTCATCACGGATCACCACGTGGTCACGGCCGGCGATCACTCCGCCCAAGGCTCGATATCCTATCTGCTCTATGCTTAACTGGCTTTGCCCGACCAAGAGCGGTCGAGCTAGAGTGATATCTTCATTGAAACTTGGCATCCAGAAGGCTTTCTGTCGTCCTTTCAGGCGATAGAATGTCTGGCGTAGAAGATGATGTTCTTCTCGGCCGTAAGCAGTCCAGTTATAGAATTGGGTTTGAAAGGATCGGCCAGTTTCATCGAAGCGACGTATCAGCCCGATAGAGTTGTCGAGTTCTTCTACGTCTCGGGCGAACTGCACTTCCAAGTCATCTCGGCGATTGGGCTCCAAAGTTATTAGTGGATACCCTTCGTAAACCGGCAATGCTTCAGCGCCAGCGGGGTAGTCGTTAGGACCGTCGATCATGAATCCTAAAGTGGCTTCACCAAGACGTGACGACAGGGCTGTAAACTGCGTTTCCGGGTCCATCCAGGCACGACGAACCGGATATACCTGTGATCCTCCATACCAAGCGCGTGACAGCCCCGCAACCAAGTTGAGACCATTTGCTCCGACAGACGCAATCGACACGATTTCGAACTTGAACGTGCTTTGAAACACAACCCCAAGTCCGCCAGTCTCGAACTCGCTAAAAGCGGTATCGAACGGAAGGAATGTCGCGCCCATCTCAACATCGGAAGTGAGTTCGTTGACATCGTGCCACAAGGGCAAGAGGCAGCGTTCGTCCGGTATGCGATGCATCCATTGATCGAAGTAACTTCGCGCATTGCCGGCCGGGTTAATACGGAACTCGAACTCCCGGCGCGGCGACAAGCGCTTAGCTTGACGCTGCTCGACGCCGCTCCGAGAGACCTGTATATCGGTTAGCCACGATAGTCGTTCTGTGACGCCATTACCCCAATTGGGCGGGATAGGCCACAGCGGGAGATCAATGTCGGTCATTAGGACAGTCCAAGCTCCTGACGAATACGCGTTTTGTTGCGGCGGATTTTAGTGATTACCACGTCATCGCCGGCCGGTCCAGCCATAGCCTGCGCGATCTGATCGTCACCGAAAGCCAACACTTGCTTGAGATTACGGCCACCGCTGTTTTTGCGCGCGTTATCGAGCTTACGCTTTTCCGCTGACTGCTGCTCCTTCGTCTGTACTTTCTCCCCGGTCTCCAACACCGCTAACATCTCATTGGACTTCAAGCCCGCGCTAGGTGTGCCTTCGTGGTACCGGGGCACCGCAGACAAGTTCAAATCGGGCATGCCTACATTACGCGATAGCTTCATCTGCCCACCACTAAGATCGCCGACGACACCGCCACCGTGAAAACCGCCTACCAGGCTTTTAGCGATCCGCAGTGCGTAAATCTGTATGATGGCTTGTGCGATAGCCTTCATGAAGTCAGCGGCGAAAGAGAGTGCGGCTCGGCCGAGACTGCTGAACACGTCTTTCAGCGATCCAGCACCGGTGATAACATTGGCGATTCCTTGAGCCAAGCTATCAAACATATTCATCAGGCCGCCAGCGATAGCTTGTTCGGCGGTATCGTGTATAGCCTTTTGCATCTCCGTAAGATTTTTGAGCTTAGCTTCGTATAGCGCGAGTTGCGCTAGGGCATTGGTCATGACTTCAGGCGGAATCATATCCTTGTTCGCCTGGAGATAATCGCGCGCCGCCTGTATGCCTTTGTTGATTTCGTCGTTGGTCGATTCATACGCCAACCGGATCAAGTCTTCTTTTTCGGTATAGTTGTACACACCGGATTCATACAGCTTGTTTGCCGCGTCGATCAACTTAGCGCGGCGCTCGAATACGGCGTTGAGCTTTTCATCATTCTGATCTACGCCGCGAACTGCTTGCGTTTTGCGTATCGTCTGCTTGCCGTCGTCACCCGCCTGGTTCTGTATGCGATCGAATTTATCCAGGAGGGCTTGCGTCTCCGCACTAGGCTTAAGTGCCATGATGAATAGACGTGCGGAGTTAATCGCGCCGTCGATTGCTGGCTGCAAACTGGAAGTTACTTCCACGGTCTTGTCGAGCGCTTGTTGCGCAGTGATGACGCCGGCCTTCTGGTCATCCTGGATTTGCTTTAACCGCGTGCTACGTGACGCCATTAAGTCATTGACGTTGGATTCGTAGACACCGAGTTGCTTGGCCAAGGTGATAGCTTGCTTCTGAGCTTCCAATGCAGCCGCGTAGTCGGATTGCGACATGCCATTAATCAGCTTGTCGGCTCCGAATTTAGTCTTGAATTCCTGTAGGCGATCTTCGAGAGACTTGAACTGTTCGTCTACTGCCTGCTTCGCCATCTGGAGTTGCTGGTCCAACGGCGCTTGAGTGCCACGCAAAGCTTCGATCGTGAACCGCGAGAGAGCCGACGTAAGCTGGTCCTGCTCGTTCTCGTATTGCTTGCGGAACTGCTCGGCTTCAGCAAGTTGTCGCTTACGCTCGGCCTCGGCTTCGCGAGCCGCTTTCTTTGCGTCCTGCGCCGACTTCTTGCGCGCCTTTTCGTCAGCAGTTTCGTCTTGCTTCTGACGTCCACGTGATCCAGAACCGGCATCGCCGTTGAAACTCTGTTCCCGCTCCAATGCTGCACGGCCACGGCGCATTTGTGCCAGCGTGTCCTTGCCGGCACTATCCATGAGCCCGCTAATGCCACCAGCTTTAGAAAAGTTGGTATCGATACTCTTGAAGGCCGCTGCGACCTTTTCAAGTTCCCACCCCTTATTGTTGTTGTAGGCGGAATCGTAGTCCTTGAATATCGCCGAAGCTCGCTTGCCGAGATTGAGCAACATCGAAAAGCCGACGATGGTGTTGTTCAACAGATTGTTGAAGCTAGTGAGGACCCCGGTATCCGCGATCGTCTCCAGCAAACCGCGCCAAGAGTTCTTCAGGGTATTCGTAGCATCAGTGTATGGACCGCGCATAGCATTCGCGCCGTCCTGCATCTTATTGTATAGCTGCGTGAACGCCTTGTTGACTTCGTTGTATTCGTCCTTGGTGTCCTTCGACGCCTTAAGGTTGTCACGCTGTGTGTCGGTGAGGAAATGGTACTTGTCGTCAAGCGTCAGTACCGCTTCCGCGCCCGACGTGAAAGCCTTGGCCACTTCATCGGTAGCGGTCTTTAGTTCGGTCCCGGTGACATCCGACAAGTTCTTCGCTGCAACGGCGTAGTCGTCCAGGGCGCGAGGGTCCAGGCCGCGCTTGACCAGGTTGGCGGTTGCCTCCTGTGCTTCTCGCGCAGCAACACCCATGTCGCGCAGAAGACTGGCAGTCTCCTTGATACCCGCCGCCGAGTTGCCGTTCGTCTCGCCAAGCGAAGCGATGAGCCCTGCGGCCTCGCGCGCCAGGGCTGCTTGCTCCTTGACTTCACCCATGGCCGATGCCACGATGTACAGGCCGGCCGCGAGAGGCGCGAGGATCGGAAGCAGAGCCGCCATCCGGCTCACTAGTCCGGGGAACAACTGGACTATCTGGCCGCTCTGCTGTGCGAGTACCTGGAATGGCGGAATACCTGACGCCAGCGACGTGAAGATATCGTTGACCTGGTAGGACAAGTTTTGAAGGGCGTAAGGATCGAGTCCCAAGAAGCCGGCACGCCCGCCGCTACCGCCAAGCTGTTGACGGACGCGATCGAGATGCGGTGAAGCTGCTTGAGCCGCAGCGGTGATGCGTGCGATTTCGGCCGGGATGTCGTGAGTACTGACGCCGGCAACTTTCAGCGCTTCACCAAGAGCCTTGAGCTTCGTAGTCTCGGAGTCCAGCGCGCCACCTAGTCCCCGGAGAGTCGACTCCTCTCGGGCCAGGTCGGCCGTGAGCTTGACGACATCGGTATCCGTCGTGACAACGGCATTCCGGAGGGCTTCTACCTTCGCACGCTGTGCCTCGAAAGCCGCTGCGCCGGCATTGACCTTGGACTCCTGCGCCGTGAACCTGTCCAGGTCTCCGGCGATTTTCACCAAGTTCCCCTGGACCGACGCCAGGGAGTTGTTCAATTCCCCCCAAGAGGCGGCGGAAAGGCGTCCTCCAGCGAGTTTAGCGTCTGCCGCCTCTATCGCCTTCTCTATCCCCTGGATCGTCTGTGCGGCCCGCCCTGCCGGGTCCAAGATGCCTTGGATCGCTACGGCCAAGCGCTGCGCCGACGTAGCACCCGTGGTCATCGTCGTCGAGATGCGCTCGGCCGCGCTTACGGCGGCTACAGAGTCAGCGGCCAAGGCTCGGAAAGCGTTGACCTGTGCAAGGCGCTGTTCAGCTTGCGCCGCTGCGTCAAACTGCTCCTTAAGCCTCTGCACGTTATCTGCACCAACGCGGGCCGCCTGTGCTTCCAGGGCTTCGCGGAAAGTGCGATCTTGCGCGGCCAGTTCGCGCTTGGCTTGCGCTAGTAGCTCGACCCGGTTCTCTTGCTGCGCCAGGTAATCTACTTGAGCTTTGCCGAGACCCGCCGAAGTTGCTTCCGCCTTGAAAGCGTCGGTGTCCTTGAGACGCTTCGCCGCATCGGCGGCATCAGCGATCTCCTTCTTGAACTCGCCGGCTGCGCCCTTGGCGTTATTGAGGCCTTGAGTAATATCGCGTTGCGTGGACGCGATCTCGCGGAAAGCTTCGCCGGCACTCTTGACCGGACCTATGATGGATTCGATCGAAGTCTTAACTTCGGTGTAGTCTTTCTTCGCCTGCTCAAGCTTAGCGTTGTTGGCGTTCATCGCCCGCTCGGCCGCCGCAAGCTGTTGCGTTTGGCGCTTTGTGGGATTTTCAGTAGCCTTAACGGCCGCCGCTAGTTCGTTGTACTTCTTAATCGAAGCGTCGGCGCGGCCCTGCACGCGTTCCAACGCAGACTCTTGAGAATTGAGTTGCGTTACAAGCGTGCGCGCTGTAGCTAGCTCTTGCTGCGCTTTTTCGAGATCGCGAGTAGTTGCCGCCAGATCGTGTAACGACTGATCTGTCTTGTTACTCGACTTGGTTAAATCTTCCAGCGTCGTGCGAAGCTGCTTGACGTCGTTCTTCAGGTCTTTGACAGGACGTTGGGCGGCATCCGTCTCCGCCCGAAAGATCATCTCGATATCGCGCTTAGACAGAGCCGCCATTCGTTTCGTCCTTATTTGCCCGTGAGCTTTTCAATAATACCCTTGAAAACGCCGTGGGCCTTGCCCCCGTGGAAGCTCGCCGCCGTCGCCGCTTTCGTCAGTGCGGCTTCGTTGGCGATCTCCTGGTTCACTCTCCGCGTCATGATCTCCTTTTCCGACCACAACTTCGCCAGCGGGTATCGGCCGGCGTGAATGTGGCCGCGAGAGATCAAGAAGCTCGCGTCTTCCCTGCACCCAAAGTAGAAGAGGGCGAAAGGATGTCCTGTAGGCGGCGCGATGCTTCCCCTCGGTTGGCCACGGCCACCCTGACGGCGTTGGAAAGCATCGCGGAAAGGTTTCCCAGGCCACCAGCGTCCTCGACGGTGAGCTTGAGGCAGGCCTGCATAATCTTGAGTTGCGCGCCGGCCGGAAGACGGACGTGCCGAAGCTCGGGCGTATCGGTTGCCATGGAAATCATTTCACCGACAAATGCGGGAAAGTTTTTCGCCGCCACCATCATGAGATCGGTGGTGTTGTTGCTGGCGAACACATCTTTCTGCGATGCGATCCACAGCGAAGTTACTTCCATCATCGCATCCAGGTTGGAGACGATCAGTTGGCTCATGTCGTCCACGCCAAGGCCGCGCACGGGGCGCTCCTTGCCGTCGCCGGGGTCGATCATGATGGTGGGGATTTGATAGTCGGTCCAGGAGTTCATGTCATCCTCGCTATAACAAAAAGGCGGCGATCCGGAGACCGCCGCCTTTCCTTATGCCTGAAAGCCCGTCAGCCGTCAATTAGGCCTGAATCTTGGGCCGACGACGAGTGATGTACTGCCGTTCGGTGATCGCGTCCCGCTTGAGGACTTCGAAGTTGAACGTCATGCTCATCCATTCATCGCCCTTCAGCGACAAGTCGCCATCCGGCATGAGGCGAACGTACGGCCAGTAATAATCGTCGTTCGCGCCGGCCGCGTTGTTTGCGAGGAAGGTCATCGAACCTTCGATCTTGTCGGTACGCGAAATGACGATATCGTCGATGCCCGCCTGGAGACCGTACGAGACTTCCAGGTCATCGCCGTCCACGACGTCATCGGCTTCCGGATTGATGTAGAACCGGCCGGCCGCTGCGTCGAGGATGATGCTGTCGTCGGCCACGCCATCGATCGATACGGAACCAACTTCTCGGATGCCCTGCGGCATCTCGGCGGTCTCGCCAAGCTGATACCACTTGCCACGGCTGACGTTGGTGATGGTCTCGGTCACGTCAGCGCCGCCAGCCAGGGTTGCCCCGGAAACCGTGATGTTGGCCGGCGTGGCTGCGGTCTTTGCGATCGTCACGCTGTTGCCATCGGTACCAGGAGCGTTGGCTTTGATCGTGACGACAGCAGCGTTGACAGTAGCCGAAACGCCGAGAGGCATGGTGAGATCGTTGATCGCATTGGCCAGGTTCGACGCGGTGGCTCCGATGGTAGCGCCGATCTGGACTTCCATCCCATCCGCGTCTGCCGCCACGAACACCAGGTCGGTGCCATTAATCGTCACCTTGTCGCCCGCGATCGGAACCGCCGTCGAGAACGTGATCGTGCCTGTTGCCGAAGCCGATCCAGCCTGGATCACCGAAGTCTTGTAGCCACGGAACCAGAGAGCAAGATTCGAGAGCGAGATGTTGTCGCACTGGAACGACCCGCTGGAGTCATTCTGTAGCGACACGCTGGCATCCTTGACACGAACGCCGCCTTCGCTGGAATAGTGATCGAGCGAATCTTCCGCCTGCGAAAGCGAAAGAGCGGGAGTGTTGCCGAAATAGTCCTGGCCCTGCGCCTTGCGGGTGCTCGGGAAGAACTGTCCGAAGAACAGTCGGCCCCGGCCAACGACATAATTCATATCGGTATCTTGCATGGTACTACTCCCTTATTTTCCAGAGGGGTTGCGGATATCGGTGGTGATTTCCAAAATCAGCGGAAGATAGAACATCGCCAAACGCGAGGCCGCATCCTCTGACGGTGGACGTACCACACCTTGCCCGACGATCATAGAGCCTATGTCGCCGCCAAGAAGGTAGAGATCGGGATACTTAGCGAGGCCCGAACGCTCATCGACTTCAGTGATTCTTGACAACCACTTCTCGACTGCGGCGCGCAGATTATACGCCGGATCGGATGGGTTCTTCTTGTCATCCTTGGGCCAGCCTTGGAGCAGCAACGTCCAAGACTCGTTGCGCTTGTGGCCGAGATGGCCTGCGGCTTCTCCGACCACCGGCCGGGGCGCTTCCAGGATCGAAAGACAATCTTCGATTTCTTGGGCTGACACAACGGTCTTGCCCCGAAACACCTTGATCCCTTCGTATCCGGAAGTTAGTTCCAGATGATTACAAAGCTTCTTCAAGATGCGAAGCTGCTTAGAGTCGGTAGGGAGAAGCGGCGAAGCCATTATGCCATCCTCGCAAACTGGCGGAAGAACTCGGACGCGATGGCGTCAACGACTTCCGGGGTGGTACTTTCCGCGACTTCATTGCGGAGAATCTGATCAACACTCGGACCGTAAAGAAGGACGACGTTCGACTCCAGATGGACCATACGCGATGTGTCCTTCTTGCTAAGCGCCATACCCTCCTTGAGCCGCACAGCCAGGCCAAGGTTGAAACCGTCGTCGGTGATACCACTGCCGGCGTTAAGGCGTACCAGGAAGGCGGACGGCATGAACTGCGATCCACGCTTCGTGCGGACGGTCACGCCGCCCTTGCCGCCGACAGCACCCGTGGTAGCGAAGCGCGCCAGGCTGGTCGCACGCTGACGGCCAACCACAGACGCCACAAGGCGGCTCGGTGTGGCACGCTGTGCCAGTTCGATCTTGTCATCAATGTAGCCGCTCGGAAACGGAACTTCAGCGGCCACTGCTTTTTTGTAGCGAGCTAGGCCCTGGCCCGCGAGAACATCGTTCATGGCGTAGGAAGCGGCACGGTTCGTCACGTCAGGCAGTACCGTCAGGTACTTCTCAAGCTCTAGGACTTCCTTGAGATTGATCTTAAGCACGGGTGACTGTCCAGTACACGTTTTCAGGGCCGTCAGGGTCCAGAGGGGAATCGAGGGCGACGGTGATGCCGTAGCCGGGGAAGTGGATATGGGCGTCGTGCTCAAGGCTTAATCCGAGCGCGTCCAACTCCGATTGCGAGAACACCAGCTTCTCAATATTCTCCATCAGCGTCAAACCATCGCTGTCGCCGAGAGATACCTTCGCTTTGGTGTGAAAACGAGCGGTGAGCCCAAGACCGGCCGCCTGGTGATCCAGGGTCGGCACAGTCGCGGTCTCGCCATCTGAATACGTGCAAGGCTCGCCCATCCGTTCTTGGATAGCGAGCCTCGCCGCAGCTTTGATAGCCGAGAGGCCCATCGTCAGATGTCTTCGTCTTCGCCGTCGTCATCGTCGTCCGTCGAGTCGGGAGCCGGCTTCTCGGCCGGAGCCTTCGTCTTCGAGCCCTTGGCGGTCTTCTTGCCGGGGGTCTTGGTGGTCTTGGTGACGGTCTTGACTTCAGCGCCGTCGTCGGCATCCTCGCTCTCGTCGGCGTCGTCCGCGACACGCTTGCCACGGCCTTCGTTGATCGGAGTGCGCAACGCGCCGGGAGCACCACGAAGGATCGTCGCAATCTCGTCTTCGCTGAAATCAGCACCACCGCCTGCGCTGATGGCCTGGCGCTTGCCGTCGCGGATCACGACCACGGAGGCCCCGGCGACGATCATATAACGGGTCTTGTTTGCCACTTCATTATCTCCTGGAAGTTACTTCAGAAAAGGAAGGGCGACCCGAAAGCCGCCCCGCCGATTACTGGCCGTCGTGCGCGACGATGTGGAAGGAGTTGTCGATGTTGGTGGGCACCATGAGCGGAGCGCTCTGCGTCATGGTATAGGTGAGCGGCGGATCTTCCTGGTCCCACATCTTCGGGAAGAGAGGAAGGGGCTGGAGGCCGGCGCGCTTGTCGCGGATCGCGCCATAGCAGCGCACGCCGCGCACGTTGTTGCCGGTCCCGACCACCGAGTAGGTGTCCATGATCGACTGCGTCTGGTCGTTCTCGTCTTCGTACTGCTCGTTGTACGTGTAGACTTCGAGTCGACCTTGGCCGTTCGCGCCCTGGAGCACGCCGCGATACTCGAAAGGCTGTCCCGGCGAACCGAGCGCCGACAGCGTGGAGTCGCTGGTGCGCGCCACGTTGCCGATTTCCTGGCCCTTCAAGAGCTTCTGGACCTTCTCGTCTTCGTAGAAGAGATCGAAGGCACCGATTCCCATGGTGAGGCGGGTGATCGGCGAACCGCTTTCGACGAAGGACAGCGTGCGCAAGTCCTTGATATCCGCAAGCGGGTCGGCGGCCGGTTCTCCCCAACGCGCCGCGCCCGTCAGGACACGGGTGAGGCCGGGGTTGCGGCGGAAATCGACCACTTGCGTCGGGTAGTCCTCGCCGGTGATCGTCACCTTGCCATAGATGATCGACATCGCGGCCATCCAGTTCTCGCGACGATGGATGCTCTCGCGCTCTTCGGCCAGGTTCTCGGCCACCGCCGCGTTCCAGCGAGCACCGGGGCTGCTGGAGCCGAGACCGGGAACCTCGCCGGGACGACGATTGAACTGACGGTTCGGATCGACGATGTGCTTCGGCTTCACGTAGGCCGGGGCGAACGTGTAGGTCTCGAAGCCGCGCGAACGCATGACGCGACCCTGCACGACGGGGCTGACGAACGGCGCGAGGCGACGAACGGTCTTCAGCTTGTCGAACATGATCTCGGCCGTATCGAACTGGCGAGCGCTGGTGAACCAGCCATCCAGCCAATAAGCGGATTCCAGCGGAGTGACCCGAAGGACATCCAGCATTTCCGCCGTACCATAGAGATCGAATGCCATTTTACTTTACTCCCTTGAGTGGGCCAGGCGGTGCTCTTAGTAGAGCTTCTGGACGTTGATCATGGTGCCCGCGAACGCGGCCTTGATCTCCTGGTAGGTCGTGCCCTCCGGAAGGTCCAAAGCCTCGAAATTGGGGTGGCCAGAAATGAAGATCGGCGTCGGCATCTGCACTTCGCCGAGCGGGCCGTCTTCGGTGGTGTCGAGAGCGTGCGGGAGGATCGCGTAAGGAACGCGAGCACCGCCAGCTTCGGCATCGGAGTCCGTACCGCCCGAAAGGGTGGCACCGGATACGGCGATGTTCGCGCCGGTCTCGGACAAAGTGACGGCATTGCCGGCCGTACCCGCCGACTTGACGGTGACGACACCACCGGCCGCCGTAGCGATCACGCCGTTCGCAACGCCGAAGTCCATCCGATGTGCGTTGACGGCGTTCGCCAGGTTCGTCGCGGTCTCGGCCAGGGTGGCTCCGATGGCGACTTCGTAGGGATCATCCACAGCCGAAGCGGCGCGAAAGGTGAACGCGTCACCCGCGATCGTCACC